TTACTGACTCGCCCAGACGATGCGGTGCATCCAGGCGACCTCGCCGACCTCGACGGTGCGCACGGGATGCGCGGGATTGAGGCTGGCCAGATCGATGCGGCGCGCCGTCTGGCGGGCGAGTTCCTTGGCCGCCACCTCGCCCGAGGCAAGCCGCACCACCACGCGGTCGCCACGACGCACGGGGGCGGCGGGCGAAGCGATCACTACATCGCCGTCGCGATAGACCGGTTCCATCGAATCGCCGGTGATCTCGACGGCATAGGCGTTGGGATCGGGGATTTCGGGCAGCGCGATCTCGTCCCACGCGCCGCCCACCGGATAGCCGGCATCATCGAAATAGCCTGACGTGCCGGCCTGTGCGAAGCCGATCAGCGGAATGCGCCGCGCCGGTGCGGCGGCCGGCGCGCGGGCGGGTGCCCGGGCCTGGCCGGTGACCAGGGCAGTGAAGGATTCCATGCTGGCCCCCGTCGCCGAGAGGATCTTCGCGATGCTCTCGGTGCTGGGCCAGCGCGGCTTGGCGCCGCCGCCGGGCAGTTTGGCGATGCGCTTCGACTTGTTGAAGGTCGTGGCATCGAGCTTGGCCCGCTTGGCGAGGCCGGAGGCCGACAGGCCGTTCTCGGCGGCGAGTGCATCGATGGCACGCCAGATGTCCTCGTGACGGATCATGGTCGCAGTCTTCTCCCCTTGGCGGGTCGGGCTTCGCCCCCCGAGGACGACGCGCCGAGCCCTCCAAGAGCATTATCCTAGGACTGTGAACAAAATGCACTAGGAAGATAGAGAAATTCTGCTTGGCGCCATCGGGCAGATGTGAGATATTATTCTCCATCCTCGGCCCCATTCCGCCCGCCCGAAAGGACGCCCCCACGATGCCGTTCGACTCCGCCTCGCGCGCCGCGGTGCTGCGCGACGACGCTGCCGCGCGCCCTTTCGCCACCGTCGAGGAGGCCTGGTTCTGGACCGTCGCCGCGCTCACCGCCCGCGCCGCCGGCGCCCGCATCGTCGCGGGCCTGGGCATCCCCCGCCCATGCGAGCCGGACGATGTGGTGAGGTGCCTCGATCGCCTCTACCGCCAGCGCCGGATCGACATCGCGCATGTGAAGGTGCTGAAGGAATTCGGCGACCGCGGCGCCCCGCCCGATCCGCGCCATCCCGGCGATCGGGCCGCCCTTCGGCTGTGGCGCGAGGCGCTGGGCCGGCTGGAATGGCCGCTGGCGATCAAGGGCATCGTGGCCGCCGGCAGCGTCGCCCAGCCGGGCGCCAGGCGGGCCGCGTGAGCGCCGCCGGGCGGCCGCCCTGCGATCAGGAATGCTGGGTGGTGTTCGCCGACGCGCCGCGCTCGGTGCTGGCGCGCCTGCCGTGGCTGCGCCTGTTCCGGCGCAACTTCCGCCACTGTTTCGTGGCGCTGCGCGATTCCTGCGGCTGGCTGGCGATCGACCCGCTGTCGCGCCGCCTGGTCGTGGCTCGCCTGGCCGAGGACCCTCTCACCGACGTGGTGGGTGCGCTGGGCGACCGCGGCATGGTGCTGCTGGGCCCCTTCCGCCCCGCCCCGCCACATCCCACCTGGCTGCCGCCGATGGCGCCCTTCACCTGCGTCACCCTTTGCCTGCGGATGCTGGGCCTTGCGCCGCGCCTGACGCTGACGCCCTGGCAACTCTTCAGGCGGCTGTCCGCCATGACCTTCAGCGATGATAGGAAAAAATACTTGCATTACGGATCGGATCGCATTACACCCTGACTCGCCAACGGGATTTCTGCGTCCCGGCTGACCCCTCCTCCCCTGTCCCCCCTCTGGCGCGGGCGCGGATTTTCATCCGCGCCCGTGCTTCTTTCCCGCCAGGAGTTGCCCATGGGTGGCCTGTTGCGTGCCCCGAAGGTGCCGGCCGCACCGCCGCCTGTCGCCACGCCCACGCCCACGCCCGCACCCGCGCCCGCGACCGCGCCTGCCGCAGCGCCCGTCGCCGATACGGCCGCGGATGCGGACGCGTCGCGCCGCCGCCGCGGCCTCGCCGGCACCATCGCGACATCCTCGCGCGGCATCACCGACGACGGCCGCCTGGTTCCCGCCCGCAAAACGCTGCTTGGCGAATGACCCCCATGGACCTGAAGCCCGAAACCGTGCTGGCCGACTGGCGACGCGCCGTATCCCGCCGCGCGCCCTGGGAAGGGCTGTGGCGCGACTGCTTCGATCATTGCCTGCCCGGCCGGCCGGGCCAGGGCGCGGTGCCGATCTATGACGGCACCGGCGCCGACGCCGCCGAGCAGTTGGCCGCCAGCCTGCTTGCCGAACTCACGCCGCCCTGGGGCGCCTGGTTCGGCTTCGTGCCGGCACGTGCCGATAGTGACGCGGCACTGAACGCAGCGCTGGAGGACAGCGCACGCCAGCTCGGCACCGAGATGGACCGCGCCAACTTCGCCGTCGAGATGCACCAGGCATTCCTTGATCTGGTGATCGCCGGCACCGCGCTGCTGCAGGTCGAGGAGAACGCGCCCGGCGAACCGGCCACGCTGCGCTTCACCGCCGTGCCGCTGCTGGAAGCCGCGCTGGAGGAAGGCGCCTCGGGCCGGCTCGACACCGTGTTCCGCCGCCAGGCGCTGACGGCGCCGCAGATCGCCGCCCGCTTCCCGGCCGCGCGTCTGCCGAAGCATCTGCACGATGCCGCCGATGGCGAACCGCGCCGCCACTCGGTGATCGAGCGTGTTGCGCCCGATGCGCGGGGCTTCGCCTTTCACGCCGTGCTGGACGATGCCGCCGGCCGGCCACTGACGCTGGCCGAGGGGCACTTCGCCACCTCGCCCTACATCGCCTTCCGCTGGCTGCGCGCCCCCGGCGAGAGCTACGGCCGCAGCCCGGTGATGAAGGCGCTGCCCGACATGCGCACCGCCAACAAGGTGGTGGAACTGACGCTGAAGAACGCCTCGATCGCGGTCGCCGGCATCTGGCAGGCCGAGGATGACGGCGTGCTGAACCCGGCGAACATCCGCCTGGTGCCCGGCGCGATCATCCCCAAGGCCGTCGGCAGCGCCGGCCTGACGCCCCTGGCCGCACCCGGCAAGTTCGATGTCTCGCAGCTGGTGCTGGACGACCTGCGGGCGAAGATCCGCCACGCGCTGCTGGCCGACCGGCTTGGCCCGGTGAAGGGCCCGACGATGACGGCGACCGAGGTGCTGGAGCGCTCGGCCGAGATGGCGCGCCTGCTGGGCGCCGTGTACGGCCGGCTGCAGACCGAACTGCTGTCGCCGCTGCTGCTGCGCGCCGCTTCCATCCTGCGCCGGCGCGGCATCATCCCGCCTGGCCACATGCCGGATGGGCGCAGCGTCGCCCTCGCCTATCGCTCGCCGCTGGCGCAGGTGCAGGCGCGCGGCGATGCCGCCAACACGCTGCTGTGGCTCGAAGCGGTGGGCCGGATGGGTGCGGAAGCCGCGGCCATTGTCGATGCCCCGGCGGCCGCGCGCGGCCTTGCGCGTGTGTTGGGCGTTGCCCCGGAGCTGCTGCGCGCCGACCCGATCCTCCCCCCCTCCGCCTGAAGGAATTTTCAATGCCCGAGAACCTGCTGGAGCCGGACGATGCAGCCGGCAACACCGTCAAGGCCGCAAACATCGCTGGGCGACCGGCGGACGTGCCGGAAAAATTCTGGGATGCGGAGAAGGGCGAGCTGCGCCTGGACGCGCTGCTGAAGAGCTATCGCGAGCTCGAGCGCAAACTGTCCAGAAGCCTGCCCTCGCCCGAGGGCGACGAGGACGAGGAGGCGCGCATGCGCCTGCTGCGCGCGCTGGGCTGGCCGGAAAGCGCCGACGCCTATGTGATCGAGCAGAAGCATCCGCTGACCGGCCCCGATCCCGAGATCAACGCCATGCTGCACAAGGCCGGTTTCACGCCACGCCAGGTGCAGCTGGTGTATGACCTGGCGCACGAGCGGCTGCTGCCGCTGATCGCCGAGGCCGCCGCCGAGCTCGAGGCCGACCGCGAACGCGCCCGCCTGGTGCAGCATTTCGGCGGCGCCGAGCGCTTCGCCGAGGTCGCGCGCCAGGTCGGCGCCTGGGGCCGCGCCAACCTGGCGCCGCCGGTATTCGAAGCACTGGCCGCCACTTTCGACGGCATCATCGCGATGCAGCGCATGATGGAGAAGGGCGAGCCGGCACTGGCTTCCCGCACCGAGCCACAAGGCGCGCCGGGCGAGGCCGAGCTCCGCCAGATGATGCGCGACCCCCGCTATTGGCAGAAGCGCGAGCCCGATTTCGTGGCGCGCGTGGCCGACGGCTTCAAGCGGCTGTTTCCGGGGAGCTGATCCCCAGCTCCCATCGCGGGGCCACTGCGGCCGGCCTTCCCACCCGACCCGGCCGCCATGGCGCAACACCCCGAAGGCGCCGGCCCCGCGCCCTGCCGGACGCCGCGCGCGCCCTCCCCCGCGCGCGGCGTCCGGCGTTCCTACCCCTTCGCCTCCGGCCAACCGCGCCCGCGCGCGGCCCGGAACGCGCCCCGCCCGCACGACCCGCGAGCCTGTCGCTCGTGACAAGCCGCGCGCGCGATCCGCCGCCTGCACCTGAACCCACCAGCGCGAGGCATCCCCCCGCATGTCCATCACCATCGACCAGGCCTTCGTCAAAGTCTTCGAAGGCGAAGTGCACGAGGCGTTCCAGCGCCTCGGCTCGAAACTCCGCCCCGCCGTGCGCAGCCGCACCGGCGTGCGCGGCGCATCCACCACCTTCCAGAAGGTCAGCAAGGGCATCGCCGGCACCAAGGCCCGCCACGGCGCCGTGCCGGTGATGACCATCGACCACACCAAGGTCGAGTGCTTCCTGCAGGATTTCTACGCCGGCGATTGGATCGACAAGCTCGACGAGCTGAAGATCAACATCGACGAGCGCAGCGTGGTCGCCAACGCCGGCGCCTATGCGCTGGGCCGCAAGACCGATGAGCTGATCATCGCCGCCCTTGACACCACCACCCGCAACGTCACCGGCACCGGCGACCTGGCCGACACCGTCGGCCTGACCAAGGCCAAGGTTCTGGCGGCGTTCGAGATGCTGGGCTCGGCCGACGTGCCCGACGACGGCCAGCGCTTCGCGGTCGTCGGCTGGCGCCAGTGGTCGGACCTGCTGAACATCGCCGAGTTCGCCAACACCCAGTATGTCGGCGAAGGCGAGCTGCCCTGGAAGGGCACGCAGATGAAGAAGTGGCTGGGCACCACCTGGATGCCGCATTCCGGCCTGCCGGTGGTCTCCTCGGTGCGCCAGTGCTTCTGGTTCCACAAGTCGGCGATCGCGCACGCGGTCGGCGCCGATGTTACCACCGACATCTCCTGGCACGGCGATCGCGCCGCGTTCTTCATCAACAACATGATGAGCCAGGGCGCGGTGATGGTGGACGGCGACGGCGTAGTGCGCATGCGCGCCCGCGAGTAGCAGGAAGGAATCACCCATGCCGTTCCTGTTCCGCGATCTCTCGGTGCTGAACTACGCCAACGGGTTCACCCACTGGCACTACCGCAGCACGACCGACACGCTGGCCGCCATCACCGCGGCCAACTACTTCGCGCCCGCCAGCGACATGCTGGCGCGCAACGACGTGCTGTTCCTGGTCGGCACCGATGGCGTGCGGCAATCGCGCGTCGTCAGCGTCGCCCCTGGTGCGGCGACACTTGGCCCGCTGACGCCCTGAGCGTTCTCGCCTGACCCGCCTTGGGGGCGGCGCTTTCCGTGCCGCCCCCACCCCTTCCTTCATCCCTCTCCACCGGAGCCTGACCCATGGCGCTCTCCGCGCTTGCGATGTGCTCGCGCGCGCTGCTGAAGATCGGCGCGACCACCATCGCCAGTTTCGACGAAGGCACGGCCGAGGCCGAGGTCGCGGCGAATCTCTACCCTTCCACGCGCGACGCGCTGGTCTCGGCCTATCCGTGGAGCTTCGCCACCGGCCAGCGCCAGCTGGCTCGCCTCGCGGCCAGCCCGGTCGCCGACTTCGCCAACGCCTTCCAGCTGCCCCCCGATTTCCTGCGCGCCCTTTCCGCCGGCTCCGGCCCGCGCGGCAGCGGCGTTGCCTATCGCATCGCCGAGGACCGGCTGCACGCCGACGAGGCGAGCGTGACGCTGACCTACATCTTCCGCCCCGTGGACGAGGCGCTGCCGCCCTTCTTCCAGGCCGCGCTGATCGCGCGGCTTGCCGCCGAGTTCGTGATCCCGCTGACCGAGAACACCTCTCGCGCCCAGCTGCTGTTCGAACTGGCCGAGCGCGAGTTCCGCTCCGCGCGCCTCACCGACAGCCAGCAGGACATGCCGCCGGCGATTTCCGACTTCCCGCTGATCTCGGCGCGGGGCTGACCCGATGGCAAGCCTGCGCCGAATCAAGACCAGCTTCACCGCCGGCGAACTCTCGCCAGAGCTGATGGGCCGGCCCGACCTCCGCGCCTACGAGAACGGGGCGCGCTTCCTGCGCAACGTGTTCATCCTGCCGACCGGCGGCGTGGCGCGCCGGCCAGGCCTGCGCTGGCTGGCACCGCTGGCCGGCACTGCGCGCCTGATCCCGTTCGAGTTCTCGACCGAGCAGACCTACCTGCTGGCACTGACGGCGGGCCAGATCACGGTGTTCCGCAACGATGCTGCCGTGGCGACGATCCCCACGCCCTACAGTGCCGCCCAGCTCGCGCAGGTGGCCTGGACACAGTCGGCCGACACGCTGCTGCTGACGCACCCCGATGTCGCGCCGCAGCGCATCACGCGCACCGGCCACACCAGCTGGCAGATCGCGCCCTGGAGCTTCACGGCCGAGCCGTTCTTCCGCTTCGGCGATCCCGGAACCACGCTTGCGGCGTCGGCAACCGGCGGCACGGTCACGCTCAGCGCCGCGGCCGCGGTCTTCGTTCCGGCGCATGCCGGCGCCACCGTGCGCCTGGCCGGCAGGCGCACGCGCATCACCGCGGTCGCCTCTGCCACCTCGGCCACGGCGCAGGTGCTGGAGACACTCTCCGGCACGGCGCCCACCGCAAACTGGGACGAGAGCGCATTCTCCGCCGCGCGCGGCTGGCCGGTTTCGTGCTGCTTCCACCAGGACCGTCTGGTGCTGGGCGGATCGCGCGACCTGCCGAACCGGCTGTGGCTGTCGCGATCGGGCCAACTCTTCAACTTCGATCTCGGCACCGGCCTCGACGACCAGGCCATCGAGTTCGCGCTGATGAGCGACCAGGTCAACGCCATCCGCGCCGTGTTCAGCGGGCGCCACCTTCAGGTCTTCACCAGTGGCGCCGAATGGATGGTCACCGGCGATCCGCTGACGCCCGGCAACATCCAGTTGAATCGCCAGACACGCGTCGGCAGCCCCACCGACCGCATCGTGCCGCCGGTCGATGTCGATGGCGCCACCATCTTCGCCGCCCGCGGCGGCAAGAGCCTCCACGAGTTCGTCTATACCGATGTCGAGCAGGCCTATCAGGCGAACGACCTGGCGCTGGTCTCGCGCCACCTGGTCGATCGGCCGCAGGCGATGGCGTTCGACCAGACTAGGCGGCTGCTGCACATCGTCATGGCCGACGGCCGGCTTGCCACGCTGACGATCTATCGCGCCGAGCAGGTCACCGCCTGGACACGGCAGGAGACACTTGGCGCCTTCCATCATGTCGCCGAGCTGGATGGCGTGGTCTACGCCGTGACCGAGCGCGCTGGCACGGTTGCGCTGGAACGCTTCGATGACGCGCTGTCGCTGGATGCCGCCAGCGAGGGCGAGACGGCACAGCCGGCCACAACATGGAGCGGACTTGCCCATCTGGAAGGTCGCGATGTCTCGGTCGTGGCCGATGGCGCGCCGCGCGGCCTTCTCCCCGTCAATGGCGGTGCGATCGTGCTGGATCCGCCGGCCCGCCGCGTTGCCGCCGGGTTGCCCTTCACGCACCAGATCGAGCCGCTGCCGCCCGAACTGCTCACCGCCGCAGGTGCCAAGTCGGGTCCGGTGCGGCTCGTCTCCGTCACCTTCCGTCTGCTGGAGACAGCGGCGCTTGCAGTCGATCTCGGCCGCGGCCCGGTCGCTGTGCCGTTTCGCCGCCTTGGCCCCGATGTGCTGGATGCCGCACCGAAATCCTTCACCGGCGACCGCGTGCTGCGCGCACTGGGCTGGCAGCGTGATGCCTCGACGCCGCTGTGGCGCGTGATCGGCGATGTGCCGCTGCCGGCAAAGATCCTTTCCGTCACCACCGAACTGAGGGTGAACGACTGATGGCCCAGCTCGCGACCATCGCCACCATCGCCTCGACCGCCGCATCCGTGGCGCAGGGCGTTTCCCAGGCCCAGGCCGCGCGCAAGGCAGCCGTGCCGCGGCCGACATCCGACCCGGCTGTGGCGAACGCCAGCGCCGCGTTGGATGCGGCCACCGCCGCCCGCGAGTCCGAGGCGGCCGCCGCCCGCGCCCGCCAGCGCCAGGCCACGCTGGAACGCACCATCGCATCGGTCCGGGCGCGGCTCGCCGCATCGGGCGCGCCAGCCGACAGCGGTTCGGGCCGCGCCCTGGTCGAGGGGCTGCGCAAGGACGCCGCCGAGGAACAGGCCGACGACGATCGCCTGCGGGCGACACGCCGCGCCGAGGCGGAAGCCAGCGACAGCCTGGCCGAGGCCAACCGGGCTCTCAACAGCCGCTTCTCGGCGGGACGCCGCAGCCTGCTCGACGACTCCGGCGCCCTTACCGGCTTCACCCGCGCGGTGCGGGGCGTATCGAGCCTCGGCTCCGGCCTGCGCTCGCTGCTCGACATCTTCTGATCAAAGGCAGGTTTCCAATGGCCGAGCACATCCAGATCAACGACATCGCGCCGCGCATCCAGTACGTGGCCGATGGCACGACCACCGGCTTCCCCTTCCCCTTTCCGATCTTCGCCGCCGCCGACCTGCAGGTGTTCGTTGATGGCGTGGTGCAGGCGAACGGCTTTACCGTCGCCGGCGCCGGCCAGAGCACCGGTGGGACCTGCAGCTTCGCCACCGCTCCCGCGCCTGGCCGCGTGGTCACGCTGCGCCGGCGCCTGCCGATCCGCCGCACGTCGGACTTCCAGGAGAACGGCGTACTGCGCGCGCGCGTGCTGAACGACGAGCTCGACTATCAGACCGCGGCGATCCAGCAGTTGGCCGACGATGCCGGGCGGGCGTTGCAGTTCGACCCCGCCGACACCGCGCCCACCGCCATGCTGCCCTCCCGCGCCGCGCGGGCCGGACGCATATTGGGGTTCGGTAATGATGGGGCACCGGCGCTGTTCGACGCGGGCAGCGGCATCGGCGCCGCCGAGAACGTCTTCTATGCGCCGGGCGCGACGGCCCCCGCCGGCACGGTCGCGGCGAAACTGGCCGAGACGCTTTCGGTGCGCGACTTCGGTGCGGCCGGCGATGGCACCACCGACGACACGCTGGCCATCCAGGCGGCGTTCGACGCGGCGAACGCCCGGGGCGTCAGCGTGCTGGTGCCTGATGGCACCTATCGCACCACCGCCACCGTGGCACTCGGGACCAGCGCCTTCGCCCTGCACATGCGGGGCGAGATTGTGTTCGCGGGCAGCGGCACCTGTTTGCGCATCGGCCAGGCCGGCAACCAGCGCCTGTGGGGCAGGCGCTACACGGGCCTGCGCGTGCGGCGCGCGACCCAGTCCGACTGGAGCAGCGAAGCCGAGATCGGCATCCAGATCTTCAACGCGTATGCCAGCGACATCGGCATCGAGCATGCGGAAGGCTTCACCATCGGCGCGCAGGCTTTCGGCGATGCCAACGGCTTCGTCTATTGCCGCGTGAACCTCGGCCGCTTCTACAACAACAAGGTCGGCCTTGACCTGCGCTGCGGGGTGGGCGGCTGGAACAACCAGAACACCTTCATCGGCGGCACCTTCCAGCTTCAAAGCACGCTGCACCCCACGCTCGACCGCTTCGGCGTGCGCTTCAGCCGCACGGCGGGGGGCTATGACAACCACAACAACAACGTCTTCCTGAACCCCTCCTTCGAGCTGCGCGGCATTCAGGACTGGTGGCCAAATACCCCCTACACCCTGAACCTGCGCATCCGCGGCGCGGGCGGGCGCATCTACGTCTGCACCCAGGCCGGCACCTCGGGCAGCGTGGCCCCTTCCGGCACGGGCACGGCGATCGTCGACGGCACCGCGCGCTGGGACTACATGCAGGACAGTTTCGACAGCATCCCTGTGCTGCTGGAAGCATCGGCGCGCGCCAACCAGGTGATCGGCGCACGCAACGAGGGTTCCGGCCGCGTCATCGCACGCGAGTTCGGCGATGCGCTGGGCAACCTGTATGACCTCGCCTTCGTCGGTGGCCAGGGTGGCGCCGGCAACGCCGTGAACGGCCACTTCATCGATTATCGCGGCAACCTGGCCGGCAGCGTGCTGCGGGTTGCCAACGGCATCGACCGCTTCGCCGCCGCCGACCAGGCGCTGAAACTGATCTGGCAGGTGGCCGACCTGCGTCGCGCGGCCAATTCCTATGACGCAACGCGTGTCTTCGTGCAGGGCTGCTCGATGATCTCGAGCTCGCCCCTTCCCGAGCGGCGACTCAACACCTTCCGCCAGCTGAACAACTTCGAACTGCGCGCCGGCGCGCTGCGCATCCCCACCTCCTCGCGCGGGATCGGCACCTGCATCGATACCCGCGCGGTCAAGCGGTTCCTGTTCGCCTATGCGCTGGATGGCCAGGCGCAGGCCGGGCGCATGCTGGTGCGCTGCTTCGATGCCGACGACCGGCTGATCACCACGGGCGTGCCGGTGCGCGCCAGCCGCGCGCTGTCCTACAATGCCGGGCTGGGCGGCTTCTTCAGCGGCTCGGAGAGTTTCGCGCCGCTCTATTTCGAGGTCGACGCCAGCGTCGCCACCGTCTGGGTCGGCATCACCGGCAGTGTCGCGGGGCACGTCGATGTCACCGCGCTGCGCCTGTTCTGTGTCGAGGGCCACGCGCCGCGCGTCTTCCCCGGCCATGCCGAGGACGATCCCGGGCCGGTTGGCATCGCCATCGCCGCACCTTCGGCCGGCACGCATGATGTCGGCGCCATCTTCCGCAACGTCGCGACCACCGGCCCAGCCTTCTGGGAGTGCACCGCCGGCGGCACGCTGGGCATGCTGTCGGGCGTCACCGGCGTGATGCTGGCGGGCTCGCCCAGCCTGTTCGTCGCCGCCCAAGGCGCACTTTCCACCGGCGAGTATGTCAGCGTCGCCGGCGCTGTCGGGCTCGCCAATGTGGTCGCGATGCAGCGCTACGATGCGGCGACGCAGCCGGCCTGGGCGACCTCGACCAGCTACGGCCTGGGCAGCGTGGTCGCCCGCAGCGGCACCGTCTATGTCTGCACCACCGCGGGCACCTCCGGCCCGACCGGTCCGACCGGTACCGGAAACGGCATTACCGACGGCACCTGCGTGTGGAGCAGCACGGCGGCGCGCGCGACGCTGTCGGCCAACGCCACCGCGACTGTCATCGGTGCCGCCGTGAACTATGCCCCGCCCACGTTCGTCGCGCGGGCCAGGACATGAGCGGGTCAGGCGGGATTCCCGACGGCGCACTGGTTTTGCCGGCCACGGCCGGCCTCAACGCACGGAGTGCGACCCAGATGTCCAGCGAGCACGTTGCCACGCGCCTGAAGCAGCTGGCCGAACAGGTGGCGGAAAGCTACTGCGCCTTCGCTGTCGGGCCGGCACCCGACGACCCGAAAGCCTTCGCCGCGCATCATACGGCGTGCAAGGCGGCGCTGGCGCATCTCGAGCTGCTGCTGAAACTCAGCCGCGCGATCGCGCCTGACAGTGCCGCCGACCAGCAGCCGCTGCTGCTGATCGCCGATGCCCGCCGCGCGCTGGTGAGCGCCGCCCCCGACCTGGAACTGACCGCCGAGCAGGTCGATGCGCTGGACGCGCTCAGCCGCATGGCGGGTGCACCCGTTGAGGATTTCGACCTTGGCGACCCGAGCTAGCACCGCCGCGCCCCATGCCGGGGTGAACTTCGACGAATTCCTGTGGATCTGGAACACGCGTGAGGGCCAGACCACGCCGAACCTGCATCTGGGCATCGCGCGCTGGCTTCAGGCCCGCGAGCGCACAGGCGAGCGCCGGCTGCTGCTGATGGCGTTCCGCGGCGCCGGCAAATCGACCATCGTCGGCCAGTGGTGCGCCTGGCAGCTGATGCGCGCGCCATCCGTCCGCATCCTGGTGCTGGGCGCGGATGACGCGCTGGCGGTGAAGATGGTGCGCAACGTGCGGCGCATCATCGAACGCCACCCACTGTGCGTGCTGATCCGCCCCAGGCGTGTCGAGGAATGGGCCGCCGACCGGTTCAGCGTGCAACGACCCGGCGCCGGGCGCGATCCTTCCATGCTGGCGCGCGGCATCCTTGCCAATATCACCGGCAGCCGCGCCGACATCATCGTCGCCGACGATGTGGAGGTGCTGAACACGTCCGACACCGCGCCGAAGCGCGAGGAGCTGCGCCATCGGCTCGGCGAGGCGGCCTTCGTGCTGACGCCTGGCGGCACGATGCTGTATGTCGGCACGCCGCACGCCGCGGACAGCCTTTATGCCGATCCGGCCAGACCGCGGCCGCCGGGTACGCAGCCGCCGTTCCTGGCCGATTGCGTGCGGCTGGTGCTGCCGATCCTGGATGCCGCCGGCAACAGCCGCTGGCCGGAACGCTTCACGCCACACGACATCGCGCTGCTGCGCCGCCGCGTGGGGCCGGCGAAATTCCTGAGCCAGATGATGCTGGAACCTGTCAGCCCCGCGACGGCACGGCTCGATCCCGCGGAACTGGTGCGCTATCGCGAGGAGATCGCGTTCAGGGAGGGCAACAGCGCGGCCGAGCTGCGGATCGGCGATGTGCGGATGGTATCCGCCAGCTGCTTCTGGGATCCCGCGTTCGGCGCACCCGGGCGGGGTGACGCCTCGGTGCTGGCCGCGCTGTTCGCCGATGCAGAAGGCGGGTTCTGGCTGCACCGCATGCTGTACCTCAAGCACGACCCGCAATCGCAGCAGAATGCCGCCGCCCAGCTCTGCGCCCAGGTCGCCGATCTGGCGCGCACGCTGCACCTGCCGGCAGTCACCATCGAAAGCAACGGCATCGGCAAATTCCTGCCCGGCCTGCTGCGCCAGACCTTCCGCGAGGCGAGGCTCGCCTGCGCCGTGCGCGAGCACACCAGCACGCGCGCCAAGGCCGAGCGCATCATCGGCGCGCTGGAGCCGGTGATGGCCGCGCGCCGGCTCAACGTGCACGACAGCGTGTTCGCCACACCGCTGATCCAGGAGCTGCGCGACTTCCGGCCCGGCGCAAAGGGTCTGGCGGACGACGGCCTGGATGCGCTGGCCGGCTGCCTGCTGGCCGAGCCGGTGCGGCTTGCCGCGCGCGGGTCGGCGGCGCCCCGCGCGGAGTGGCGGCCGGGCGCCGGCAGCTTCGCGGGTGGGGAGCGGTTCGACCCGCTGGGATAACGCGGCATGTGCCGTGCGGCGCTACCCCCACCCTGTCCCTCCCCCGCTGCGCGGGAGAGGGGACGGTACGGCACTCGCCGTGATCGGTCCCCTCTCCCGCGCAGCGGGGGAGGGACAGGGAGGGGGCGGTGCCGCGCCTAAGCCTCCGTCACCTGGCGCGCGGGTCGCTTCAGGATCTCGCTGGCGTGCCGTGCCACGCCCTCGGCGGTGATCTCGAACCGCCCGTCGGCACGCTCGCGGCAGAAACCCATGCCGGCGAGCCGCAACAGGCACGGACCATCCTTCAGCCCAGGCGGCCGGCCGATAGCCCCGCAGATGCGAAGCCGGTTCAGCGCCGAGCGGCAGCAGGTTTCCAGATACGGCTCGTTCCACATGCCCCGTCGATATCGGCCCGGCATGCCGCGCCGTCAACGAACGACGCATCACGCAACAGGAGTTCCGACCATGCACGCCGGCAGTATCGACCTCGACCTGACCACATGGCTCACCGCCATCATGCTGCCGGTGCTTGGTGCGATGTTCTGGATGATCCAGGGCGTGAAGAAGGACCTGCAGCATCGCCTGGACGAACTGGCGCGGCGCAAGATCGAGGCGCTGTTCGACCTGCGCGAGGACCTGGCCGCGCACAAGCTTGATGTTGCCCGCGGCTATGCCCCGCTGCACGCCATCCGCGACATCGACCGCCGGCTGTCGCTGCAGCTCGTGCGCATCGAGGAGAAGCTGGAGCGGCTGGGAGCGCGGCCCACGATCGTGGCGATGGCTGAGCGCGTCGGCGAGCCTTAA